GCTAGTGGGTCTTATGGTTCAACGATTTCTAGTTATCGTGCTGAAATTGTTGGTAAAAACCAAAGTACAAACTCAAATAATGGTCAGCTTGGTATAATGAACTTTAACGGTACGGTGACTATTCGGGCATCCGTAACCGATAGTAGAGGGAGAACGTCAAACACAGTTGATGTTCAGGCTACTGTTATGAATTATTTCACTCCGCAGTTGTCGTTCTCTGCACAGCGTAGCGGCTCTACTAGTACGACTGTAACAGTTACAAGAAATGCTAGGATAGCCCCTTTAACAATCGGCGGAAGTCAAAAAAACAGAATGACGATATCGTTTAAGTACAAGGCGCACTCAGCTAGTAGCTACACGAATGACACAGGAAGTGCTAGTGGAACGTGGACAACAATGTCAGAGTTAGTTAATTCCTCAGCAAATCTTGGGGCGTCATTCAGTGTGTTGAAATCTTATGACTTGATTGGTGTTATCAGTGATAATTTTACATCATATGAGTATAAGGTATCTCTTGGTACAGAGAGTTACCCACTGGCTATCAGACCAGATAGAGTAGGGCTTGGTAAAACACCAGAGTTAGCAAACACTGTAGATAGTGCTTATCAGTATTATTACAATAACAAGCCTATTCAGCACCACAAGCTGACTTACAACGATGGCACGTCTATGTTGTTAACGCAAGGTACAGACTTTAATACTATCACAACTCCTGGTTTTTATCGCTGTTACAACCCAACTAATGCTCCTACAGTCGGTTCCTCAAGTGGTTGGAAGTATCTAAGAGTAACAAAACATGACGACCAGTTTTTGCTGCAAGAAGTTATCGATTATAGAGGCGGTACACCAGCTTTTAGAATTAAAGACGATAATGGTAATAAAGATTGGAAATCTTGGCAATACTACGCCATTCAAAATACAGTCGCCGAGTTTACAGCTGTTAATCAGACTAGAGTATACTCTGCTACTATCAATGGGCCATATGGTTTAAATGCCAAAGCAACTCGGTGTGGCAATATTGTTAATTTGTCGATTAATGTGGCTTATAGAAACGCCCACCAAGTAAGTGGGACAGCAGCAGAAAAGATTCCTATTGGTTGGAGACCAACAACCGCTCAGTACATCACACTCACAGGGCATGCTGGTGGAGGAACTGGTACACAAAACTGGACTGACAGCTTTATAGATTTACGTTATAATCCTGATAGTAGTATCAATTTCACGATTATAACAAAAGCTCAACCATTAGGTATGATGGGATCTATTACATGGATCACAACAGACCCATTCCCAAGTTAATGAAAGGAAAGAATTATGGATTTAAAATTTACATCAAAATTACAAGAATTCGACATAGATGGTACGGTTAAAGGCACTAGAGTAGTTTTGTCAAACGATGAAGGTGCCATCTACCCAGTTTCATTAGAACCTGACAAGATCGAACTATCTAACTCTGAACTAGAAGAATTAGCTCTTAATATTATTTATCAAAAGAATTTCCGTGATAAATATGAGAATGAGAAGTTTGAAGAATTTAATGAGAAAATCGCTAAATATGAAGAATTAATTAACACAATGAAGCAGTCTATGGCAGAATCAGACAAGATGCTCCAATTAGCAACAGCTACATTGAATGAATTAATCGGTCACATGTATCCTGATGGGGGCACTACTGACGGTGGTACTGAAGGTGCTACAGATGAAACTACTAAAGAAAATTAAAAATATTTATATAGGAGGAAAAACAATGATGATTAATTATTTTGCAATGCAAATCGAACTAGGTTGGATTACAATTGAAGCTGTACCAAAACGCTTCCGTAAACAAGTGCAAGAATTGCTTGATCTATCTCATGCTGGTTTGCAAGAAGAAGATAAGTAATTTTCTATAGTATAAAGGAGAATCAAAATGAATACAGATGTACTTATTAACTGGTTTGAATCTCGTCGTGGTAAATTAACGTACTCAATGTATGGGTCACGTAATGGTACAGATGGTACTGCTGATTGCTCTGGTTCAGTATCACAAGCGCTTAAAGAAGCAGGTGTTCCTATCAAAGGGCTACCATCAACTGTAACACTTGGTAGTCAACTTGCTCAAAATGGGTTTATCCGTGTGTCTCGTAACACTGATTGGACAGCACAACGTGGTGATATTGTAATGATGTCATGGGGTGCCGATATGTCTTCTTCAGGTGGTGCTGGTGGACACGTTGGTGTTATGGAAGATGCTAATATCTTCATCTCAGTCGACTACTGGACTGGTGGTGCTGCAGGTCAAGCTGTATCTTCTCATAATTGGAACCAATACTATGCTGCTCAAAGACCAGCGTATATTGAAGTTTGGCGCTATAATGGAACAGGCGGTAACAAACAACCGAATACAACTGTATCTCAAACTCCAACTCGCAAACCAGATTCAAAAGCATATTATCTTGCGAATGATGTTAAGTTTGTTAATAATATCTACCAAATCAAATGCGATTACCTGGCTCCAGTTGGATTCGATTGGACTGACAATGGTATCCCTGTTGGATTAGTAAACTGGGTAGATGAAAATGGTAATAACGTACGTGATGGAGCAGACAAAGACTTCAAATCAGGAATGTACTTTAGTTTCGAAATTGATGAAGCTCATATCACTGATACTGGTGAAGGTGGATATTACGGTGGTTATTACTGGCGTAAATTTGAGTTCGGTCAATTTGGTACAGTATGGTTATCATGTCGTGATAAGGATGATCTAGTTAATTACTATAAATAATTAGAAAGGGAACCAATATGCTGGAAATATTATTAACAGCTACAGTTCCTCAATCACCAGAAAAAGATCCTGATGGTATTGTGCATGTCCTATATATAATTGAACGATTCTATTCCTATTATGTAGATGATCATCTTATTATCTTGGCTCTACTATTTGTAATCGTATTTGATATTATACTTGGGACATGCAATGCGTGGGTCTATCATGAGTATAAATCTTACAAGTTTCGTGAAGGGTTGGTTAGTCATGCGGCAATGTTTTTTTTAACTGCATTAGTCTATCCTTTTATTGTGCTTGCAGGTTTAGATAAGGCTATTGATGCATTTATCCTTAGTATGATATTTGCATATTCATCTTCAATCCTAGCCAATCTAGCCAAGTTAGGTGTCAATATACCGTATATCGACCAATATGTTAGAACTCATATCGATTCACATAAGTTTGAGTTGAAAGACACAGACACGCCTGATAATATTCAACGTAAGTTAGGACAGTCTGGGAGGAAAAGAAAAAGAAAAGATGGAGACAGGAGGATGTCAAAATGAAACTTAATAACAATACATACAATTACTTAAAATGGATTGTTGTAGTATTACTTCCAGCTTTAGGTACTCTTATCGGTACAGTCGGTACAGCCTTTAACTGGGAATATACACAAATCACTTTAGTCATTGTTACCGCTGTTACAACATTTTTAGGTGCTCTTATTGGTGTATCTACAATCGGTTATAACAATGCGCAAAACATTGACACTAATTATACTAAAGAATAGAGGCTGATCAAAATGGCTACAGTTGCAGATATATTAAACTATGCAAAAGGTCTTGCAAACGCCCATACTGGTGTGGATATTGATGGCGCTTATGGTATGCAGTGTGTAGACTTACCAAACGCTATATCACAAAAGTTCTTTGGTAAAGCTTTATGGGGTAACGCTATTGACTTACTAAATTCTGCTAGAGGTGTTGGGTATACTGTATTTACTACAGGTTACCCTCGTGCAGGTGATGTATTTGTAACTAGGGAATCTAGCCATGGCTATGGACATACTGGTGTAATTATTGAGAATTATACTGGTAATGGTGTCTTAAAAACTATTGAACAAAACTATGCTGGTGTAGGAGCTGCGCAATATATTACGCGTAGCTTCCCTACCCATTATGGTGGTACAATCATTGGTTGGTTCAGATTTCCGGTAACAGGTGGATCATCAGGTGGATCTAATAGTACTCCAAGCAACCCCAATACTCAAGGTGACAATATTCCTGATATCAGTTATGGTGGTCATACATTCAAATCTTCGGATCTAAGAAAACTTATATTCCAATGTGTTCAACGTAACATTTTACCAGGTGGAGCTATTGCTCAACTATACTTAGAATCAAACTTTGGTGACTCGCATGTAGGTAGGGTCGATAACAACTGGTCTGGTATGACAGGTACAGCACAAACTCGACCTTCAGGGGTTGTAGTTACAACAGGTAGTCCTCGTCCTCCTTCTGAAGGCGGTTATTATATGCACTATGCTACTCTAGATGATTTCTTTAATGACTGGACTTATACGATATCACGATATTTATATAATGTTGCAGGCGCTAGGAATCTTGAAGATTATACAAGAGGGTTATTTAAAGTTGGTGGTGCTGTTTACGACTATGCCGCTGTAGGTTATGATGCTTATATAAAAACCATGCGGAGTGTATATAATGGTATTAATTCTCAAAATGGAGGCATCCTAGATGAGTTTAATACATTATGGTCACAGGGTAAATTACTTAAAGGTATTGGTAATGTTGAAGAAATTGTTGTTAATAATATGTCTTTCATATTCAACATTAAAGGAGACCCTAGCTGGAATGAAGGTACCATGTTCTTCTACAACGGTGCCATCAACAAGATTCAAGGTATACATAATCCAGAAGAATTAAAGTATCTTCAAATTATTTGGAAGGAATGCACAGGTCGTGATTTAAAACCCTATGGGTGGACAAACAAAGCACCGGTATACGTTCGTGTATTTGGTACTTTACAACCTGGCAACGATAAGGAAAGCCAAATTATGAAACAACTTGAACGGTTGAAGCAACAACTAGAAGACGCTTTAGAAGGAGCTGTATAGGAGGTAACTCAAAATGTCAATGTCCTTTGCTTTTAATATTAAAAACGATGAGGCCAATTGGAACCCTGGGACTATGTTCTTCTACAATGGAGATATTAATGAGATTCAAGGGATTCACAATACAGAAGAAATGAAATATATTCAATCTTGCTGGAAGGAATGTACAGGTCGTGACCTGAAAATATATGGTTGGTCAGCCCAAGCGCCTGTATATGTTCGTCTATTTGGTACTTTACAGCCTAGCTCAAAAACACAGGAAGTTCTTGACGAGATTAAGAGACTAGAAGGGTTGCTTAAGAAGTAGGTGTTTATATGACAATGGATTTCTTTTTTAATATAAAGAATGATCCCGATTGGAACCCGGGTACTATGTTCTTCTACAATGGTGCAATCAATAAAGTCCAAGGTGTTCACAACACCGAAGAATTAAAATATATGGAAATATGCTACAATGAAACACATGTACGAGCTATTCGCACATATGTATGGGATGCAAAAGTAGCGCCTGTATATATTCGCTTATTTGGAACTTTACAACCCCAATCAGAAGATCCTGAGTTAACTAAGAAGCTATTCCAATTACAGAAGCTAGCAGAGCAATATAATGCAATCTATGGTAACCCCAAACATTATAAAGCTAAAGTAGTAACAGTAGTACGAACGGAACCTAATCGAACTTCTGAAATTTTAGGTTATACCACAATCGATACAATTTATGACGTAACTGATTGCACTACTGCTTGTGACTGGGAATGGGCTAAGATTAATTTCAACGGTAAAACTGGTTGGACTGCTATGGGAGACATCTTAGGTAACCAATACGGGGAACGACTAAAATAAGAGTGGTTGTATTATACAGCCCTCTTTTTTTTTTTTCACACTTTTTACCGTCCTCTAGATGAAAGGAAGTTATATTATTATGAAAATTGAAGATTACAACTTTATTGAAAGAGTTATATTGTTGATGATTGGCCTAACACTATGGGCTATACAACATTGGTATATTTCAATAATATTTATTTTATACTATTTGTTTTTGTGTTATGGGATTGTAGGGTAATACCTTGCAACCCTCTTTTTTTTTCACACTTTTTACAGTCCTTATAATGAGAGGGAATACTCTATTATTACAATTAAAATTATAAGGAGAAACTATTATGTTAAACATTATTATTATGATTGTTGTTGGAGTTCTTTGTTTTAGAGAAGGATATAAAGCAGGTAAAAAGCGTTATATTAAGAAATTCGAAAAGATTATTAAAAAGAAACTCGAAAAAGAATATGTTATCACTAGAAGAGACTCAGAAGTCGATGGTGAAGATATTATTTACGATTTGTTTAAATAACTTTAGAAGAAGAAGGTTTTACCGCTTTCCTTCTTTTTTTTTCACACTATTTACAGCCCTCTATATGAAAGGAAGGTATATTATTATGAATAAAATTGTTAAACACTCTATTACTCAGACTAAAGACTATGCTTGCTCTAGCGATTTTGCTAAAGATATCGCTAAAAATGTAGTATGGGCTTCGGCTGGATATTTAGTTGGTGCGTTTATTAAAAATGTCGTAATGAATTACTTAGACGAAAAAGATTAAGAAGGAGGCTTACAAACCTCTTCTTTTTTTTTTTTGAAAGGAGAAGCCTATGTCACATAATATATTAGAGCTAACAACCCTATCTGACACTATTTACTCAAAAAGGATATGGATAGATCCTTCAAGATATCAGGTTGGATACGAACTTGTAACGACTGTTGAAAAGGCTAAAGAAATGGTCACAAAACCTAAAGGTAACAAAATATATATGCTAAAATATTCACACGTTGCTATAAACGGTGAAGCACATCCTTTAGAACGAATAGATGAATATAGGATTAAGCAATCCAGATGCCATACAGGAATAGTAAAACTATTATTTAAATGCGAGTATAAGGAGATAACTCATAATGATGGATTTTAACGAGCGAAAAGTTATTATTAATGATATTCTTGAAATGATATTCGAGTATGATTTATCACCAACAGATAATGATTGTAGATTATGTAAAGACATACTTGAGAATAAATATTTCGACCTAGACAACCAAGTTGAGGTTTATGACCTAAATAGTTTTGATTTCAAAGAAGTATATTATGCATGTATACGTGCCAACCACTTATTAAGATCCTCTTAATTTCACACTTTTTACAGTCCTCTATATGAAAGGAAGGTACATTATTATGTTAGCTATTTGGATTGGTATTGGATTAATTCTAATGGGAATTAACTCACTACGTGACAAGTAACAAAATTGTAATACTTTAAAGAAAGAAGGAAACTACTATGAAAAAATTTATTGCTATTTTTGTACTACTTTGCCTACCACCTGTTGGTTGGATTATTCTAGCCACAATGTATTTGGGTAAAATTGGTATATTTAACGATTAATTTTTAGAGGATTTTATATCCTCTTTCTTTTTTTTTTCACACTTTTTACAGCCCTCTATATGAAAGGAAGGTATATTATTATGAAAAACTTAAAGAAAACTGTTAAAGATGTTAAGGACAACAAGAAAGGTTTGATCCTATTTGGAGGATTATTCGTTGCTGGTGTTGTTGCATCTGCTGTTGGAATTAAAGTAGGTAATAGTATTATTAAAAAATAAAGAGGAAGCTTACAAGCTTCTTCTTTTTTTTGAAAGGAATGATTAAAATGAAAGACTTTAAACGAGAAGAATATTATGGAACTGGAAAATACCAACCTATTGATTTTTGGGAAGGATTACATATGCCTGCAAGCTTAGCAACCATGCTAAAATATTTAGTACGTGCAGGACTTAAAGATGGTGAATCAAAAGCAAAGGACTTAGCAAAAGCCAATAACTATTGGAATGTATTTTTATCTAATATCAACGATCATGTAATGTTTAGTTATTCTAATACTTATTCTAGCACACATTTCTATTCTTATAAATTACAAGCTTTTACTATTAATGAATTTATAGAATATTTAGAAGAAGACGGGTATGATGAAGATACTATTGAATGTATTCATGATGTTCTTTCCCTAGCTTTGCGCCTGGTACATGTAGGATATAATGCAAAAACTTATAAGGCATATCTCAATTATATTACATGTACATATACTACAAACATCAATACATCATTCAACAAACTATTAAAGAAAGCAGGAGTTGATTAAAAAATGGATGATAAATATAAAGAGCATTATAAAACTATGACTGATAGAAATGCATTATTTCATATGGTTATAAATCTATGTTACGATTATTCAGACGATAATGCAGGTAGTGAAATTGATAGTTTAGAGCAGCTTCTAGCTCTAACAGATTGGTCATATATTAACAAGGTATACAATAGGAATATGTATAAGCTTGTTGGAAATAACACAGACTTAGTGGAAAAATTAATAGATTGGGTGGCAAACAAGCTAATGGATGAATATAATCGAATAACTTTTGATCTATAATTTTTCACACTTTTTACAGCCCTTATAATGAGAGGGGATAACTCTCAAATAAAATATTTATATAGGAGGACATTATTATGTCAAACGAAAAAATGAACACTGTTGTTGAAGAAGAAGTTCTTGAAAATGTAGAATTTACAGAACACACAAAAAACACAGACACTGTTAATGAACCAAAAGTTGAACAAGTGAAAGAAAATAAACTAGTGCAATTTAAAAATAAAACACTAGGATTTATTGGAAAACACAAATTCGCTTTGGGTGTCATTACTGGTGTTGCTGGTGTAGTTGCTGCTGATCGTGTAATGACTATGTCTAAAGAAAGAAAACAAGTTGTTGATGCTGAATTCGTTGAAATTGATGAACCACATGTAGATGATTTTAAAGAAAATGATTATCCACAAGATGAAGACGTTACATACGTTGAAACTAATGATTCACAAGAAGAAGTTGAAGACGCTGTCGAAGAATAATATTATTGTTCGAAGAGGGTTATTCAACTCTCTTCTTTTTTTTTTTGAAAGGAATATATTATGCCTGTTCATTTTCCATTATTATTTAATAACTTAAAACCAAAACAAATGAAGTTAATAAAAGATATCGCTAATGTAGTATATCCTTACGATGACGTCTATGTACGCAACTGGGGCGATTTCTTATCTAAATTTAATTTTTTAACAGAGACATCTAACCTTTCTATTATAACAGTTGATTCTAAAGAAATAGTAACCTCATTTATAAATCTTAAACCCATATATATGGAAGTTGAATTTAAGTGTGACGATAAGATAGCTTCATATTTAAAAACCCTTATTACTAACATCAATCCTGAAGATAAATTTATAGGAGTAACACCACCTATAAGTATAGGAGCTTCTGTTAACAATTACACATCTTTCTTTATTACAGAAATTAACGTAAATTCTGTTAAATGGTTTGGTAACGATGTTCCCGTGTGTAGCACGAATAGTGTTGAGTTAAAAGGTTATACTTTTTATAAATCCAACCAAAATGAACCAATAGACTTTTACGACGAAGATTATTCTGATAAATAACTTTCACACAATAAACAGCCCTCTATATGAAAGGAAGGTATATTATTATGAAAAACCTATTTGTTAAAACTAAAAAGTGTAAAGAACGTAAAAAGATTGTCGATGCTATTAACGACAAGAAATTGCGTGAGTTGTATGAACGGCTTGCTGAAACAGAGCCAGACTCAGAAGATTACATTAGTATGTTGAAGCAAATTAGACTTATTGAAGATTCAATGGTTGTTACAAAACCTGCGAAGAAGCAATGGCTAACTGCTGAAAAAGCTACTGTATTATCTGGAGTCTTGACTGCTGGAGTAACCGTACTTACTACACTCGCTGTTCTTGGATATGAAAGCGAAGGCAATATCGTTGGCGGAACTGCACGTAAATTAGTCGACAAAGGTATTGGTGGTAAATACTAACTTGGATTGAGGATTTTATATCCTCTTTCTTTTTTTTTTGAAAGGATATAATAATATGGATGGTGTTCTTGTATTACAACTTGAAGTCCCTTTAGATTTGGTTAAAAATCAAGATGTTTATGTTATTAGTAGCTATGTAAATGTGACTGAAGATTTAAAAATAATTGGTCTTATTGTCAATATAAATACCTCAACAGAGAAGTTGCGAAATACTATAACTCGTGAATTATTAAGGAATAATGAAGTGGAATTGATTATACCTATTAGTGGTAATCCTCACTTAAGAGTTAACCATATGAATAATGTGCTAGCAAATGATAATAGACAGTTCAAAGTCTTCTATCAAGATACTAGCGACAAAGTAAAAGACTAAAGGAGATTACTTATGATTAAAAACGGAGAAAAAACGGAAGCCTACTTAATGTTATCAAAGGACGTAATTGGTGGAGATAAAATTAATATTAAAATAGAAGATGATAAAACTAAACTTGTAGCTGCCAGAGAAGATATTTCTGAAGTAATAACATTAATTAAT